TAGCTTCTTCTTCAGTTAGTTTTATTAACTGACCATTTATTATTTTCATGTTTCCTCCCTTTCTTTATGTTCCAATAAGTTTGTGCTATTAGTTGTCTTTGTTGTTTCGTTTGTATCGCTTGTTGGAATATCGTTGTTAGCTTGTTGTTGATCTTGCAAATACTTTTCATATCTCTTTCTGATTTGATCATCTTTTTCAAAGGTATTTACTCCACATAGTTCTAGGTCTAGCTTGTATTCTAAATAACCTTTGATCCTTTCTTTCATTAACTTTCATTATACTAATATTATGAATGTTGCAAGACTTGTCAATAGTATTGTAAATAATATTAAAAATAATCTTACTTTCTTTCTGTGTATTGGTTTATTAAATATAATCATTGTAATAAATAGTAGCTTAAAAATAATAGATCAGCGATTATTAATACTTCAATCATATATATCGTATAATTTAAAAGTTTGTTTTATCATGTCTGTTAATTGATATTTAGAGCAATATGTATTGTCTTTGTTAGCTTCACAAATAGATATTATTTCATCAATTAAACTTTCTTTATCTTTTTTTTCTTGATAGCTTTTGTCTTTGTTAGCACTATCAATCAAGTCTATCTCATGCCTTGTTCTATCTGTCATTATTTCCCCTATTTTTTAATTTTATAATAATATTGTTCTCTACCATCATGATGGCTAACATCAGCTTTGTAAGTATTTTTTCCAGTTTGATATAAGTAAAAATTTAATTGACTTGTTTTAGGTACTACTTTTTTAAATATATCAATAACTTCATCAAGATTAAAATTTTGAAAACCTGATAAATTCTGCCATGTCATATTTTTACCTTTTACAATTACTTCATAACCAATATATTTATTAAAATAATATTGAAGATTGCCTATAAAATTTTCCCAATGTACATCACAATCATAATCATCTTTGCAATCTATTAAATCGTATTTTGCTATTAGTTTTTCTTTTTTCATTATTCCCCCTTTTGTTTCCATTGATTAAAAAATATTTTTCTTATGTAGTCTTTAACAATTTGTTTATCTTCTTGTTTTATCCAATCAGCACCATCTATTTTAGGTAAAATATAATTCTGAAATTCATTGACTTCAGAAAAATCTTTTTTAATATCTAAATATCTATTGTGCATTATTCCCCCTCATTTATTTTTATTGTTTTTAATATTTTTTGTTGTCTATAATCAAAAATATCAATAGCTTCATATTGATTTTTTTTATCATCTACTCTTAAAATAATATCAAAATCAATGTCAGGATATTCACAAGCTAATTGAATATGCTTATCTTCTTTCATCATTCCCCCTGATATTTTGGTAGCATTAATAAAAATTTAACTATGAATAGAGCAAACATACTCAATCCAATAGTCGTATCAATTTGGCTAACAACCAATAGTCCAAACATAGCCAAACAAAAGCATAAGCTAAAATAAATTGCTCTAATCATTGCAAACCCCCAATAGCCCAAAGGTGCAAAATATACATTCCCAAACTTGTCAAACCTATTACACAAGTTAAGAAAAAAATAATTGTCCACATTATATCTTTCATTAGTTCCCCTTTCTTTCTTTTACTTTGTTATATGCTTTGTCTATTGCCTTGATTAAAGTATCAAAAGAAGATTGAGGCAATGCTTCAATATCTTTTGCAAATTGTTTTAGTTGATCATCATTTTTCATATCTGAAACAACCTTTTTTTTTATTTCTTTATTTGTCATGTTTTCCCTTTCTTCTAATTGTCAATAGCATTATATCTATTGTTTGTCAATAGCATTAATTATTTCTAAAATCAGGTGCTATTATTCCATATCCACCCCAATCTTGATGAATATTAATATTACATGATCTAATATATCTTGTGTATTGTGCTGATAATTTTAA